TCCCTAAACCCTGAGCCATCTCGTTATTCATTGCGCTGTCATATTGCATAAATAAATCATGCCCGTAACGGTCAATCTGTTTCTGAATGCCTCCAGGTTTGTCTTCAACACCTACGATTATATCATTTACACCTTTGATAAATTCCTTCGTTTTCACTTGCCCCGCGACTGACTTAGCCATGAAGTTTTTCAGTTCAGTCAATAAACTACTATCTGTTATCAGTGCCTCAAGAAAACCACCTGACACAATCTCTCCGCCTTTCAGTCCTACACGCATATCCATTATCGCGTAAGTATCCGCAGCGATCTTTTCAAACAAAGCCGGGAGTGAAGCCCCTAAAGTAGTCGCAAAATAACCCTTATTCAATAACATCAGTCCTTTAGTCGTGTCACCTACCTCTTTAACAAACGCAACCCTCTGAACTTTGTCGAAATCTTTGTAAACCTTATCAAGTTGACCTAATAACTGATAATTACGAAGTGTGCGAAGTATCTTCCCGCCCTTTGTATCAAGTTTAGGCACAATGTCCGCTAAGACTTTCGCAAGCATTTGTTCTTGCATTCGCATAGAGGTTTTGTCAAGCATGACTTCACGCTTGGCGATAAATTCGTCTTTGCGCGAAAGGACTTCGGATATTCTTTTGGGTAACTTAATCATGATTTTTGAGACTGATAAAATTCGCGTTTAAGTTTCGAGTAAGTTGCAACGGCACTGTCATGGTTAAATTCCTTCACCCCCAAATACCGAAAGTAATTATCAACAGCTTGTTCAATTGTTACAGCCGGTACGATCATCCGTTGCGCTTCGACAAAAAAGAACATACCTATATCCTCATAGTTTCGTTTATATATGCGCGCGATGAGACTTGTGAACAGTTTTTCTTTCGGCATTAGTTAGTTTCATTTTTGTTTTAAAATCCTGCTTATTAAGTGTGCGACTGATATAATGTAAAACAGTAACGTTGCAAATGAGATAATGAGGTATTCTTTTTGCTGATAACTGATTGATATACATATTATCCGAATACCAAAACTGATAACTTTCATCCAGGTTGCCAATAATACTCCAAAGTTTACTATCGACAAAGATACACCAGCCCGTCATGTAAAGACAAATTTCATAACCTTCGTAAGCATAGTCGCCTCTTTTAAATATCCTTTGACGTGGATGGTTCGATAGTGCTGAGGCCGAGAGATAACCCTGCGCTCGCATTGTGTCCCCGATTGTTGACCAGCCTTTTTGAAAGATAATATCATTGTTTGCCAAAATCTGAATGTCACCCGTACGATGTTTCAATCCTAAATTCAGGCAATGATTGTAATTAAACTCACCGTTAAAAAAGATTGTTTTGTTTACATTGTGATACGGAAATTCTTTAAATGTCTCGACAAGAATAACGTTTACCTGAGCATGATCGGCCAAGCAACTATCAATAGCCTCCTGCGTCATCTTTTGCAGGGCAGCATCTTTTGAGGCGGCGACTATAATTAAATCGTATTTCATTTCATACGATTAATTAATCGTTTTATGAGAATAATAGGATAGCCCCACCACTTTATTTTGAATTTTAATTCAATACCTTCGTTAGTAATTGTTGATCCTATTATTTTATAATATCGCGGTAGTCTTGCCATTAGAATATATAATCTTTAACAGGTGTGCTTCTGTTTAGTCCTATGTGGTTCATTCCCAAATTCAAAAGGTAAGCCGGAGGGCAGTGAATTGATTTGTAATACCATCCGATTGTCATGTCACCACCTTTGAGGGCCGTAAATTGATTGACCATTTGAAGGCAGTATTTTGTCGGTGCAAGTTGAAATGCCCCGCCCGTGTGCGAAGTATATTGAACGTCGTATTCCTGGATTTTCTTTCGTGAATAAATCTGAGGATAAAACGCAGGATCAATCATTAAGTCAGGAGGTGAAACGGCATGAGGCCCAGCGATCTCAATGAACCTGACAAGTTTTGCGATCATATCTTCTGTGACAGTTTCAACGTCATTGTCAAGTTTAAGAATATAATCGTAATCTTTCAAAAGATTAACACCGTAGTAAAACGCGGCTGCAATACCCAGGTTCTCACCAAGCAAAATGCGGTTATAATCTTCGAGCCACTCAATAGTTCCGTCAGTAGAACCGTTGTCAATGAACAAATGATAGTCAACTCCGGTTTTTTCGTAGAATGATTTGATTGTCCTCTTTGTGAGATCGAGACGATTATATGTTATTGTTATCGCTGCAACTTTCATATTATTTCAATTAATTATGTAAATATACTACAAATCCGCCGAACCTGGCAAGTGCATTACCACGTATTCGCCCGCTTCGATCTTTGCATGGTTCTTATAAAACAAAAGTTTCTGATTAAAATAATGGTCGTGAGCATAACCGCGATGACCCCAACGAACATCCAATGACCTGCGATGACAGATATTTGAAGTACCGTTTGCGCCGAGCTGTTTAATATTGCAACTTCGCATCGTAACCGAGCCATCAGGGTTACAAACATAATCATTGAAGTAAACCCAATCATAATTAGCCAAGTTAGCGTTTATTCCCTGTAAATGATCGTCGCCCCAATAGTCGTCACCATCAATGTAAACAATGTACTCGCCTTTGCCCTTTTCAATACCAGTATTACGTGGTTTACCGTCCCACATCGGAGCTTTAGGTATCAAATGACAATGAACCCTCTTATCCGTGTACCTTCGCATTATATCAACTGTTTCCTGGCAACCATCGGCAATAACAAGTAACTCCCAATCCTGAAACGTCTGAGCAATAACACTGTCAACAGCCCTGATAAGTTTTTCAGGCCGTCGTGAAGCCGCGTTTGCATACGCGCCAAGAAATGAGGGCAAAATTATACTAAAACGCATTATATCATTTAATTAACACATCCCCAAAAACTTGTCGTTACTGTCCCAGGTGCGGCTGCCGTTGCGGGTAACGCAGTTGTTAATCCCGTCGATGATGTACCGCCCATTGAAGGCGCACCAGCACCCAACTGCCCTCCAGTCTTTGCAGTATTACCTTTTAATGTTGGTACGGTTGTAGCCGCAATCATTATACCGAGATAGTAAAGTCCTGTATAAGTTGTTGTAAACACAGAAGCTAAAGCAAGTGTCTTTCGTGAGTTCGCTGCCCATGCTACCGAAGTATCATTTACACTCTGCTGAAGAAGATTAAGATTAAAGTCGTATAGCCCAAATAATTGATTTGTAAGAGTAGCCCCTGCCGTTGTTGCTGACCAGAAAGAAATAGAGTTAATTGTTATCCCCGCTGGTAACCATATAGCCTGTAAAGACAACCTTCCGGTAGAAAGTACGGCTGAGTTAACTTCGTTACACATATCCCTATCTACTGTCTCATATTGCGCTCCTGTTAATACTTTCTGATTATTAAACCATGCTGTATTTACTCCCTGAGCAACTAACTGCTGCCCTTGTGCGGTATATACTCGCCATCCAATACCGTCTTCATATACAGCCATTCCGCCTGCGGGTATCTCCATGACAGGGGTAATTCTATTCGCTGCCGCTGTTCCACCGAGAGTAAGTTCCAATGTTCGGGCAACTGTGTCGGTATTCACAAAGGTCATCATCTTTATAAATGCCGTTGTACTTGAAGGTACTGTATAAATAGTCCCTATCGTAGCGGCAACCTGGCCTTGTGCCAAAACTTTATAAACCTCAACTCCGGCGTTTAGTTCCATACCAAACAGAGTATAAGTCACTACCGTTGCTGCCGTGCTATCCGCTGCTAAATAATCTGCTGCTGCTAATGTTATCATATCTTAAAAGTATTTACCCCAGCTTATAGGAACTGAGCCTGTTGATAATGATTCAAACTTATCTCTTACTGCGTTCTTTGAAGGCGCATCTGTATTGTTGTCCCATGATGAAGCGTCGTAAGCAACGTCACTCACTACGGGGATAGCCGGTTTATTCTTGATAAAATCCAGAGCTCCCGTGCTTGCCTGTGTCCAGTCCGATTGTATTTGAGCCGCAGGAATAGTCGGTTTATTAAGTATCTGCGCGTCGCCTGATACAGCATTCCAGTCAGCATTGACATTAGCTTCTGCGTCCGCAGGCGCATGAGAAGAAGTTACATGAGTTTGGATATTCGTGTTTGCAGCTTCATATACGCCCGTGTGAACATGGTTATCAACGGCAGGCGTAAATCCGAGAGCGTTTTGTTTGCCGTTCCATGTTCCCTTTTCTGTATCAGTAGTAAAACGATGCGACACATCTTCGGTAATCATTGTCGCGGGGTGCGTGGCGGGATGTGTATAGGCTGGTACCTGTGAAGCAATCTCCGCTAACTGTTCATCAGTTAACTCGAAAGGCTTCGGATCGAAACTTGCATATCCTCCGCTCATGTCTTATCAATTACTTTCGCAAAAAAGCACCTTCGCACAGCCGCAATTCCTTTGATGCAAGCCTGTTTACTTTCGTACATCTCAGACGTTGCAATTATCTCGCCGTTATTACCTTTCAGATTAAAGTAAAAACACGGCTGAAGTTTTGACTTCTTAATTTCCTTTGCGTGATTAATCTCAAATGTCATTGTACCTCATTATTAGTTTCACCTTCCATTTGCTGTTCTGTCTCACCACTCAGGTTTAATTGCGGCTCAGGTTTGCTCTCAGCGTCCATTGCTGCCATGTATTCAACTACCTTAGCTTTAACTTTTTCAAGAATTAACTGATAAGCGAGTTCGTAAAGATTATCATTTTCCTGTTCGAGTTCATTGAATATACTTTCGAGATTAGCGTAAAGCACAGCGTTAAACCGCGTTGTCAGACCTTGTGCAATAAGTAGCTCAATAGTTTCTTCTTTGTAACCTCTGAACGGGTTGAATGAGTTCTTAATCCTTATAATCTTTAAATCTTCGGGCTGGTCAGCATACAGTTTTTCATTAATGTCATCTTCAATCTTTGCGATTGTCGAAGTCGAAGCGTTTGCGGTTTTTGCTGCCTGAAGTTCGTTCATCATTTCAGTCTGAGACTTAAATTTGAAGTCATCAGGGTAAAGATGCTCAACGTAAATTCCTTTGCCGAAATCCGTGAACGTTGCAATATCGCGAACTATAAATTCCCACATCGTCGAGAGTGACTGAGCAAAGGGGCGCAAAGTATCATTCAAGTTGTCAATTTCGAGTACCTTTTCCGTAGCTGTTGCAGCAACTTCGTCTTTAGTGTAAAGTTCTTTGTTGAACATCATTAAAAACACATTTGCACGAAGTTCATTAATGTAATCCTTTTGCCACGTCAGAAGTTCAACCGGAGGCGACTTATAAACTAATAGTTTTTCAAGATCAATAATGTCAATCACATCACGCGGCATGTCGAGAGTGATAACATCCATTGTCGAATTGTGAAAAGGCTCTTTGCCTGAACCGTTACAGGTAGAACAGATTTTACCGTCCGGCATTTTACCTTTGTTACAGTCTTTACACGGCGGAACGTACATAAACCTCTGAGGGAACGCGCACATTGCAGCAGTCAAGTCAAGCTCACTGTCAATCTTCAGCGTCTTATTTAGGTAAGGCAAAATGTCATGAAAGCAACTAACAAACGTGCGCCCCTGTGTTTCAGCATCGCGTTTATAACCAAACCGTCGTGCAGGAACTTTCGCGTTCTTTGGCTCAAAGTATTCAACCAGGTAATTAACAGAGCCGATGTCAATAATCTCGCCTTCCTGAACAACGGCGCGCGACACCTGAGTAAATGTGATAGTATCCATTCCCAAATAAATAGTGTACTTCACGCCGTCGCTTTCTTTTTCGTCCGTAGGGGCAAACTTGTATTTGATCGGAAGTTTAACGACCAAATAAATGAGAATATTGTTTTTTATCTCAAACATCACGCACTGCGCAGAAGTTGCAATAAACGGGTAAGGTTTTGCTTTTTCTTTTCGAGCGTCAAACTCGTCAAACTCAGTAATCAGAAACGCATTAGGATCAATGTAGTTGTAATCGACAAAAGCATACTCAAGAAATTTTTCAAGTGAAGCGTCACCCCAGTAATTAAACAGAAATTGTTCAAACTCTAATTTGCGCTTTTCATCGTCTGTCTTATCCCATTTGATTATTCGCTTCTTTGCTTTTGTACGCACGGTCTTTTGAAACGGCAGCTTAGTTGAAGCCAATGTTGGAGGGATAACTGAGTTCGTTATGAGTTTACGCATCTCGTATTCTTCATCTGTCTCACGGCGTGTTATCCGGCGCAGTAACTCAGATATGTCGTCACCGCTGACCATCTTATAATAAGTGTCAGCAAGCGAAGTCACACGTATATAATCCTGATGCGTAACATTGTTTGTTACAATATCTGTCAGCTTTTTAAGTCCGTCTTCTTTATTCATTTTTATTTTTCTTTAACCATTCTTCAATATATGATTTATCATTAGAGACAAACCCGTCATGACAATCTGCTTGAAAGTCGCGTACTAATTTCGCTAAGTCGTCAATAGATATAAAATAACCTTCGACATACTTATCATCTTTATTTATTCTGTATTCAACCATCATAACTTAATAATAAATATGTTTTCCCGGTGTTAGTGTTAATATTTTCAAGTTTCATAGCTGTTTTTGAACGCTTCTGTTAATAAATAATCAAATCCGTCGGAAAGGTGGCCGTATTTCTGATAACGATCTCCGGTTTCTTTGTCAGTAACAATGTGTTTGTCTTTAGTTCCGTCAACGGCCTGCTTACAATACATCAGATCAGCGATCATTTTACGGCAGTTTTCATCAATTAATATTCTTATCGGTAACTTTTCTTCAAAAATACGATTAATAAAGTCACGACGTTTCAATACCAAAGGGTTTTTCATTGCCGTTCTGTCTGATCCTGAGATAAGATACTTTCTAAGTTTCCATTCAACAACTTCATAATGATGCTTAAACTCTTTATTCATCGTAGAACGCGAACGCCCTGAAGCATCACCGTAATAGTAAAGTCCGGCCTTATGATTTGCATAACGTAACATGAACTCTTCACAAACCTCTTCGGTTGAATTACGCGGGTTCTCTAAAGTGATCTCGTCAATACATTTCGCATACCAAACGTTTTCTTTCTGCTCGAATTGCCAAATACTACACGAATTATAAGGTACGGAGTTCTGGTCAAATGAAACGTGCAAAGGCTTTGAAGGATCGTATTGAAGTTTATCAACGTGTTTCAGTCGGTTAAATGAAGAATAGAACTCACCCCCAATTATGACAAATGGATGACCATAAATAAGTGCTTTCCCGCGTTCTGCTGAGTTG